ACGCATCTGTTGCCTGTGCAGGCAATGTGTCTAATGCACTACCAAATCCATCGTTACCAGAATTAAACTTGTAAACTTTTTTATTAGAATATACACAATATAGTTCTCCACTAAACTCTTGTATAATATCTAATGATTCTCCTGTGGTGTCCGAATTGGATACACCACCTCTTGTCTTTGCTGGCAATACTAGGTGTCTTTTGTAGCGTAAGCTACAGGTACTCCACCACGCTCTGTCTGCATCTTTTGCCCCTTCCATTCTCTCTACACCTATACCACCCCTAAAATCAGACCAAGATATAACGCTAGCTCGAATCTGTGAATCACGAGTGGTATCGCCAATAACAACCTTAGCTGGGTAGATGGAGGCTAACACCTGCTGTACAGGTCTAGTTATTGGGTAATAATTTCCGTTAAGATATACTTCGTTTTTCTTTATAACTTTATTAGCCATTACCTAACTAACCTCACATTAGTTAGAAATGGTAAGTCATTCTTTGCCTGTTCAGATTTAGCAAACCAAAATGCTGCAAGGTTTCTCATAGAGTCTATGTCTGCATCTGGTCTTAGTGATCCTGCCTGTGCAGATAATGCAGTAGCATACGCTACTATAAATCTTTCTGGCACTTCTGTTGTATCAGAATCAGCAGATAATTCAGCAGGCTCATCTCCACCAACTAACTTAATTAGCGAATACCCTACCTCTGCTCTGCCACCATCTGTTAAAACTAAATCTTGTGTACTAGCTCCTTGCCCTCCTTCCTTATCAACTCTCCATTGGTATCTAGGAAGTTTAGTCCATGTTGCTGTGTCATTCTTTACAGCTTTAATATCATCTAAGTGTACAGTACAAGCTCCTAAGTCAGAGTCATACTCTAATCCTACAGATATAATAGCTGTGTCTGTATGAGGATTACTTAATGCTACCCTACAATACTTCCATGTATTAGCAGTTAATGCTGGTACATTTAAAGTTTCTATAGGACTTGCACAACTAGCAGTATCGTCTAATAATATCTTGAGATTTCCTGCGCTTGTAGCTACTGTAGACTTAATCCAAAATTCTATGTAATCATATTTAGCTAGGTTAACAGAGGTTATAGAATCCGTAGCTATATCTCCTGCCGAAGCTCCTGCTGCTATAACAAACTTGTTAGCTGCCGAACCTCTCTTGTAATCTTCTGTGTCTACGCTGACAGTAAAGTCACTATCAACTGTTTCGTCAAATACTGAATCACAACTAAGTAATTGTTTTGAAGTAAATTTATTCCTGTAATACACATCCTGTATCATAGCAATCTCTGAAGGTATCTCTAGCCTTGCATTAATTCTGTCTGTATGCAAGCCAAGACTTTCTTCTGGATCAAAATACTTTCCTGTTATTTCCCATATAGATTGATTGATAAACTCATCTACTATCTGTGGGTCAAACTGATCTTTCCATAGTTCGTAAGTTACACTACCTGCAACAGTACCTCCTACTGCAGCAAAGGTCATAGTGCCTGTTGATGATGCGTAATCTGTTATTCTTCTGGTAGTACCATCATAAGTTCCTGAAGTAATACGAATGTAACTTCCTATGTACTCGTCATCTCCACCAAACAATGTAGCATCTACAGCAGTAGTAGTAGAACCACTGCCAGATGTAGTACCTGTTAGCATCTTGCCTAAGTTTCTACCTATTGCTTTTCTTAAATCTTCTCTTGTTTTACTTTGTGTTACTGCCATAGCTTACTTCTTTTTTCTTTTCATAGCTTTTTTCTTTTTAGGTGGTCGACCTCTTTTACTTCCGTATGTACCTTTACCCATTGGTGGCATCGCTTTCCTCCTTAATTGCTTTATTAACTTGAGCTTCGCCCATTATTTTAACCTGTTCTTTTAATTGTTTGTTCTCTCTTGTCAGAGCTTTATTCACAACCCTAAGTCTAAACAACTCATCTTCTCCCATAGCTTCTGCTATGTCGCTCTGTAGTACAACTACATTATCGTTGATTTGTTCTTGCTTTCCGTTTGAATTCTCTGTTAAGTTTTTTTCTATCACTTGCTATTCCTTCAAAATAAATTTTACCTGTTGTGCTTTCTTTTCTTTTCATTTTATTAGTACGAATTTCATTTAGTATTTTACCAACTTCTTTTTTCTGTTGCACATTCATTACTTTCTTTTTACCTTGTTGCCTAACTTTAGTTAGCCATGTTTCGTGTGCTTCTCCTATCATAGTTTCAATAGCATTAGCTGAATAAGCATCGTTAGGTATGTAAGGTACATTGTGCAATACTGATCTGCGTTCTGTGACTGTATCGTAAAAACTAAATGACAATGATTTAATACTACCTGCTCCTTTCTCTCCCAAAAGAGTTACTCCAACAGGTAGTATTAATCTTCTATCGTAAGTTTCAGAGCCTACGAATTGCATTATTAAGCTCCGATGTTTAGGTATACTCCAGAATATTCAGTAGTTGCTCCAACTGCTACAACTCCACCAAGTATAAACTCAGCGCTTGAGTCGTCAGCTACAACATCTGCAGAACCATCAGTAGTAGAACCTGTCATTACATTCTTACCTAATACTACAGTACCATTTGTTAGTACTGCTGCAAGACCTTTCACTTGATTCCAAAAGTAATAGTTAGCTGTAACATCAGCTCTTGGAACGCCTGCTGCGATACCATCGATATCGTTAACATCCCATACTTCTACTCCATTTTGTGGATTCTTTAGAATACCAGCTTGTGAAGAAGTTGTAAGTGCTGTTGCAACTTTATCAGTATCGTGTAGGTTTATAGTAAGTGATGCGCCTGTGGCTGCTGCAGAGTGATTTTTAATACTCCACATCTGTCCTTCTCCATTAGCATCGTTAATGAAAAGGTAACCATCTTCGTAATCTCCAACAGTTGTACCTGTTCCTGTGTAGGAACTAGATGCTGTAACTGCTGTTGATCCACCATTAGTAAGAACTACTTGAGTAGCTCCTGCTGATGCTGCTGAAGCAACGGCTAAGTCTTTAATATGGTCTGATGCAGTTTGAGCCTGCATGGTTACTTTACCAGCAGTAATTGCTTCGCCAGAATAAGCGTAAACAAATTCACTACCATCTGGAAGTACCATTCTTGCTCCGATCCGATTCTTCTTTGTTGAAGAAGTAACCTTCTCATCTCCAAAAGAGCCTTGTATTGTAACAGGAAATGCCATGATTTCCCTCCTATTTTAAAGTAGAGGACTAACCTCTACGATCAACCGATAAATAAAATTCGCATAAGCTCGGTCAATCGTTACACTTATACTAGATTACAGAACTACTCCTCTGTGTCCACCATAGTTACTTCTGCAACTACAGGTTTTTCTTTTGGAGTAGGTTCTGTTTTCTTACTATTCTTTGTAGGTTTGCATACACAGGGTTTACCTTGAACTTCAAGTCTGCATTTGCCATCCCACTCTATAGGAAATAATCCAATATTTCCTCGTCTTTGTTGCGTTGAAGGATCACTTGGCTGGTTAGGATAAACAGAGCCACAAGGCTTTGCTAAATCCCCCTCATTGTTAAACTTTGGAATATGATTATAGTATGTAGTCTTGCCTTGCCAATCTGGCAGCAATCCTTCAAACTTATCTATTCCCATATCTTTCCTCTGTTTATTGATATTATCTCGCAAAGGTTTATTTCTGTTTCCGTATAAATGATTGACCATATGATTCCTCCATTAATCATTAGTTATTAGTAGCTAATGCTGCTGCATCAAAGATAAGACCTGCGCCTTTGGTATCATCTAATTCAAAGACACCATAGTCGGAAGTCATGACAACTTCTGTCGCTCTAAGTGAGGCATCTCGTTGTCTTTCTTGTCTGGTTTCTACAGAGTTAAGAACTGCCATTGCTCCTTTAGAAGCTATAACACCTGTTGCATCATCTGACGAATCAACAGCAAGGTTACCATCTTCAAAGATTGGAACATTGTTCATTGGTCTTAACCCACTCCAGAAATTCTTTAATAAATCGGCAGAGTATCCATCTGGGATAGCATTGCTTGCTGCTGCTGCAACTGAAGCTGCTTCCTTAGATAAGTACGCTACTGAGTTTGGATGATGAAGTATATATACATCATTACCAAATTTGTTTGCCTTTGCATAAGCTATTGCTCCATGTACATTATTTGATTTCATGTACTTGGTTGCTGCTCCCACAGTTGTACCACCATTTAATGAACTATACAATGAGTGTACATCTGTATCTTTTTTCCTAGCCATAGCATCGCCTAACTGTTTTCCGATTATTGTAAACACATTATTCTGTTGTTCACGAACAAGTTTATCAGTCAAGATAACCTTTGCTCCTACTTCACTTGCAGTAAGATCAACGGTTGTCATTCCGATTTCTTCATCGTCAATTATGTCTACACCATCTGTTAAGTCAGATACTTGCATTTGTCCTACTTTAGGTACTGTTACCTGTTTTGAACCACTAGGCAAACTGAAGGATTCTATAAGCGCCATTGCTGGAGCATTATGTTCCTCCGTATATCTGGCTGCTGCGATTATAATTTTACTCGCATTCTCCAGATTACCTGTTGTTGCTGTTTGAGCCATTACGCCCTCCTATCAACTTATTTATAAACCACCTAAAGTGGACAAGTTTCCTTGCTGCTTATAATCCTAAGATTCTTTTTGCAGCAGCTATAGCATCTGGACTTCTATCTCCAGCGTTATACTTATCAAGAAGTCTTGATTCGCTAGTCGAACCTTCTGCTGGAGCTTGACTGTTGTCGTACTGTTGTGTAGGTACTTGCTCCTTTTTTAGTTTCGCTAACTCAGCTTTTAATTTACTGACTTCTGATTGTGAACTTGCGTGTTTCTCCATATCTTGAGGACTGTCATATGCCATTAATTCTTTAGGAGATATATTATATTTATCCCCTATTTCCATAGCTGCATTAAACTTGCCCTTGTAATACGCATCTAAATTTTGTATGTTCTGATTATACTGTTGCTCGTTAACTCTT